GATGATAGAAACATTAGTAGTAAAAACAATTGTACATTTAAATAATATACAATTGAGCCATTGGCAAACAAAAAGTTATAGTGAACACGAAGGACTTGGTGAATACTATACAAAATTAAATACTCTAAACGATAGACTTGTAGAAACATACCAAGGTAATGCAAATACAAGAATACACATTGAAAGCGGTCAACACACATTACAAAATTATCAATCGTGTGACCATACGGTATCTGAAATCGTACAATACGGACAAGATTTAGCGAAAGCGTCTTATGACTTATCGCAAAAGAATGAATTAAACCAGTACGAAGATTTACTTTCTATACTTGAAGATATGGCAGAAGCAGTATCACAAGTACAATTTCACTTGACATTGAAGTAGAACATAATGCCAACATATTCGTTTAAAAACACAAAAACAGGTGAAGAATTTACTGAATTAATGGGTATTTCTGAAAAAGAGAAGTACCTAAAGAAGAATAAACATATTCAGCAGATGGTCACTTCTATAAATATCATTAGTGGAACAGGATATAGTAGTAGACTTAAAAACGATAGTGGATGGAAAGAACTTCAATCAAAGATTGCAGAAAGAAATCCTGGTACCAACTTCTCAGCCGAACACGGCAAAAGGTCTATCAAAGAAATAAAGACGAGACAAGTATTACAAAAACATAAAATATTACCGAAAGATTAAATGAACAAGTTATTACTAATATTGCTATTCGTCCTTACTACTGGTTGTAGTGCAAACCTATCAAGTTTGTTTACGGTAGGTGGTATGACTAGTGCAGTTGCAAGTAAGAATAGTGCAAGTATGGCGTATAGTGCTTTTGACTTGGGTGTTATGGCGACAACAGACAAGAACATTAGAGAACACGCTTTAATAAAACTTGAAGAGAGTAAAAAGGAGGACCTTGATGACTAAAGACATACCAGATTATATGCGAGGGTTTGATTTAAATGACGAGAGTTGGGGTGTAGGACCTGCTGTTGCAGAAGTACCTAAATCTGAACCAGGCATTGACCCAAAGAAAATAGATAGTCAATCTGCTGAACTATCTAATATTAAAAATGATGTATCATCTATAAAGTCAGCGATGAATGAAATTATGCAGATAGTTGCTGAAAAAGATACTATAACAAAAGAACTAACAGATGAAGATGTTGCGAAGAGATTTAAAGATTTAGAGAAAATCGTTTTACCTTTTCTATACAACTTATCTAAAACGGAGGAACCTTATATTCATTGGCCAAATAGAGGACCAATTATTAAGGCACAGATTGAGAAGATACTAAAACTAACAAGGGGGTAATTTATGTCCAGTAAAATGGCACACAAAGAACTGAAAAAGGAAGTGAATGTATTAGAACAAGTAAGAAATAATGATAGAAGTTTTGAGACTTGGAAACAACTCAAAGAAGGTAAGAAACTTAAATTAAAGGCAAAGGAAAAATTAAATGAAATTAAGTAAGAATTTTAGTCTGAAGGAACTAACTGCTTCGCAAACAGCGGAACGGAAAGGTATTAATAACAATCCTAATGACGACCAAATTACTGCTATGCAAAAGTTATGTGAAAACATCTTACAACCAGTAAGAGACCATTACGCTACACCGGTAACGGTATCAAGTGGATTCCGAAGTGAGGAATTATGTGTATCTATTGGAAGTAGTGTTAACTCACAGCACGCCAAAGGTCAAGCGGCCGATTTTGAAATTTTTGGGGTACCGAATGCTGAACTAGCAAAATGGATATCTGAAAATTTAGATTTTGACCAATTGATATTGGAGTACCATAAGACAGACGAACCTAACAGCGGTTGGATTCATTGCTCATATAAGTCTACTACAGACAATAGAAAACAGACTTTAAGAGCATTTAGAAACGACCAAGGTAAGACACAATACGAAGAATACAAACCTGCTTGAGCGCTTGGTGAGTTTTCTAAAGACGATATAATTAATATGTACGCTAAAAAAGGTTAGGTGCTTGACAAATGTATCGTGTGATGATATAATAAGTGATAATTAAATAAGATAAGGATTAATATAATGGCTAAAGAATTTAAGTTTGTTGATTTGAACAAAGACCTACTACCAAAGACAAAAGGTCGTAGACAAAACGGTGTTCGTTTTTACGAAGTTGACGGACAGAATTATCCTTCTGTAACCTCTATTTTAGGTATCAGAAAAACAGAAGGTCTAAAGAAGTGGCGAGAAAGTATCGGTGAAGATGTCGCCAACTTTGAAATGCGAAGAGCCGCAAATCGTGGTAAAGCAACTCACAATCTAGTAGAGAACTATATCAAAGGTGAAACACCTAGTGAAAGAGGTGTACTACCTCTTGGTCTATTCAGGTTAATGAGACCCTACCTAGAGAACATTGGTGATGTACACTTGATTGAAGAGATTATGTACTCTAAAGAGTTAACACTTGCAGGTCAAGTTGATTGTATCGCTCAATATAGAGACAAACTTTCAGTAATTGATTTCAAAACTGCCAACAAAGAAAAGATTGAAGAGTGGATTGATAATTACTTTTTACAGACAACTGCCTATGCAATTATGTATGAAGAGATATTCGGTACACCGATAGAACAAATCGTCATATTAATCGCAGGAGAAGATGGTTCTATGCAAGAGTGGATTAAGAAACCAGAAGATTACAAACCACAATTGAAAGAATCAATTGAAAACTTTTATAAATATTACGAGAACAAAAAGTTAGAGACAGCGAAATAAATTACATTAATTGTTTCTAAAACAAAAGGAAACAATGAAAAAATTATTACTCGTTATTATGTTTTTGATGACAAGTAATTATGTAAGTGCCGATAACAATATATTCTATAACAGCCAAGCACCTATGTTGTGTACTACTGCCGTTCAAATGAATGAGTTTTTAGACGCAAATAAAATGAAACCACATAGTGTTGGGTTTGGAAGAAATGGTGGCACTAAAGATGGTGATATAGTTTATGCTATATCTCATTGGATAAACGAAGATGGTCAGTTAATGGCCATTATTGAGACACCAGCACAAGGAGAAAAGTGCATAGTGTACGGAATATTTAATTATAAGGAAGTAAATGTACAAACTGATTAGTATTATTTTTATTGCAAGTTTAATAAGTGCTTGTAGTATAAAGGAACCAAGAGTTTCTTTCGGTAAGAAATGTATAGAGAAAGGCAATAGCATTGCATACTCATATGTTTGGTTATACGACAAAGAGACTGGTCTTTATGCTGACGAGAATACTTGCGATAAGATTAAAAAGGATTAATTGTTGATGGTGGTGTAAGAACCGGACTGGACTCGGGTGCAACTCCCGACACCTCCACCATAAACACACTAGTAGAAGGAGAACTGCTATGTTAAAGTATTGGTTATATCTGTGGCGTAAGTATCGCTAGTGTTTTTATGGGGGGTGTGTTAGGATTGACAGACGCAGATGACCCATTGGAGATTAATAGTTGGCGAACTCAAACGCAATTTTAAATGGCGAAGCAAATTTTGCCCTTGCTGCCTAGTTAATAGGTAACGGAGTTTGAGAGGTACTTGGCAACAGAAACTTCTCGTTTTCAAAGGAGAGATAAATGAAAACGGTATTTTTAATTGTAGCAATTCTGCTGAACGCAGAAGGAGAAACTTTTCCTAGACATCACGCTGCTTATAAGTTTGATAGTCTACCAGAATGTATGAGTTTTGTTAATCAAAATCATAATGGTTTATATGGTGGTCTTATGTACAAATTAAGAGAAGAAGGTGATACTTCACAGGTAATCAACATAGGTTGTGCTGAAATGCCTGAAGAAGACGCAAAAGATTTTATGGAAGAATATGAAATTAAACCTGGTATTGGTGCTTGACAAACCCCTTTAGTTATAGTATAGTGAGAATATGAATAGTAAACAATTTAGTTTAGAAATAGAAGCCTTCAAAAAAGAGAAGAAAACATCTTATATGGATGCTATCGTTCTTTATTGCGAAGAAAGAGAGATTGACACAGCTACGGTCGGTCCATTAATTAACAAAGCATTAAAAGAGAAGGTTGCTTTAGAGTGTCAGAAGTTAAATCTGTTACCTAAAACAAGCGAACTACCTGTATAATGTATGGAGGATTTGATGTATTTAAAATTTGGTTGGGTATTAAACTTCACTTTACTACCGAAACATATGACTATATCACATATGGAGGTAAAGTCAATTGCAAATTAGAAACATTTACAAAACGAAATGACAAATACTTCTTTCACAAACTTTCTAAAAAATATAACGCAGAAGAAGCAGTTGACTTCTTTGTGTCAAACTTTCTACACCAAGATAAAGCCTGGATTGGCAATCTTGCTAAGTCTGATGGCCACGATATATACTTTGATTACAAGAAGCGTAAAGATAGTTTTACTTATCAGTTTAGGAATGAGTGTAATAGTATTAGGAATAATATGGATAATAAGCGCTTGTCTTTTGATGACCTTTTTGTGGTTAATGGAGGTCAACATCCAATCTTTTTCAAACTTCTACTATCTAAACAAATATGTTATGAAACTTTTGTGGTCTTTGAAGAGTTATTGGGATTCACTAGAAAATGGAATAAAGAAATTGAGGAAAAAGTAGTTTGGCCTATCTATGCTAAACGACTAAAGAAATTTGCACCGTTCTTACGGTACAATAGAACAGAAACAAAACTGATTATGAAAGAGATATTTAATTGAGTATGACAGAAGTATACAAGAAGAAACTTGATGATAAGATTAAAGAATTAAATAGTACCAGAGTATTTAAAAAGATAACACCAAAAGGTGATTTATCGTGGTACATTAAATGGATTTCTAGTGTTATTATTCTCACTGGAATGGTTCTAACGGCAACTAATATACACCCTTTGAACCTCGTATTTCACTTTTTAGGTGTTGTAGGTTGGTTCATAGTAGGTATGCTATGGCACGATAGAGCATTAATTATGTTAAATGCAGTTGCGGCTGTGATATTTGCTATGGGTATGATAAATTCCTATACAGGTGCTTGACAAAAGGATAAAGAAAGTGTATAATGAGACTTATGTTTGATAAAATTGTTTATGGTATTTTAGATACTATTGTAAAAACTGCTGAAACTTTACGAACTTGTTATAGGGAAAGAAGACTTCCTAAACAATGTAGAGAAAATTGGGCAAAAGGTTATAATGAGTGGAAAAAGAAGCATAAATAATAACATATATTATTATACATACAAATATACAACAATACAAATACGAAATACATACAAGGAGAATAAACTATGGATTTTGAAAATCTAAAAAATAGTCAAAGTAATTTTGACAAATTGACGAAACAAATAGAAGCAAACCTCAATCCTGAGGACAATGCTAAAACTAAAAACAAATACCAAGACGACAGATTGTGGAAACCTGAACTAGATAAAACTGGTAATGGTTATGCTGTGTTAAGATTTTTACCAGCACCTCAAAAAGAAGAAATGCCGTGGGCAAGAGTATGGTCTCACGCTTTTCAAGGACCTGGCGGATGGTATATTGAAAACTCTCTAACTACATTAGGTCAGAAAGACCCTGTGTCAGAAGAGAATACTATATTATGGAACACAGGTGTAGATAGTGATAAAGAAATTGCTCGTAAGAGAAAAAGAAAATTATCATACTACTCAAACATCTATGTTGTGAGTGATCCTAAGCATCCTGAAAACGAAGGCAAAGTTTTCTTATTTAAATTCGGTAAAAAGATTTTTGATAAGATTACAGAAGCAATGCAGCCAGCGTTTGAAGATGAAAAACCAATTAACCCATTTGATTTCTGGACAGGTGCAAACTTTAAACTGAAAATCAGAAAAGTTGATGGTTTCTGGAATTACGATAAATCTGAATTTGAGGCTGTTAGTCCAATTACTACAGATGATGAAGTCATCAAAGGTATCTGGAATAAACAATATCCTCTTAAACCATTCCTAGAAGCAGCAAATTTTAAATCTTATGATGAACTTAAAGAGAAGTTTAATCGTGTGGTTGCTGGTTCAAAGAATACCGAGACTGCTAGTGAGATAGACCTCCCACCTACTACTAGTAGAGCACCTGCAACAGCAGCTGCTTCGGTTCAAAGTAATGAGGCGTCTAGCGTTGAAGATGATGATACATTATCTTACTTTTCAAAACTCGCTGAAGACGAATAATCTCTCTCTTTCCACATTACTTTAATGGCATTGGGGTCCTTTCTGGACCCCTTTGTTCTTATAAATACTTCTAAACAAACCACTACATTATTCTACATCACATATTGAATTGCATTAAAAGGAACTTATGCAATTAACAGATTTACTCAAAAAGAACATAGTAATGATACCAGTCGTTGCCTCAATATTAGTTGGGTCATTTACAGGTATCAAATATGTAATTAATCTTACAGATACTATAAACGCAAATTCATCAGCATTAACTAACTTACAAAGAGACTTAAAAGTTGTTAAGGACTCAAATACAGATTTAAAACAGCGTCTATCCAGAGCAGAAGGTACTTGGGAGATGGCAGAAAATCTATATAGAGAACTAGCAGAAAAAGTTAGAGACCAGGCGTGGGACATCAAAGACCTTAACCGTGATGTGAACGGTAACTAATATGGAAGTGCTGAGGATGGACTTACGGTTCACTTTTTTACTTCTTGCCCTATTAACGCTTATGGCTGTGTTTATGAAACCAGCACAAGCAAGAAATGAATACCTAAACTCTTATTCTAATAGTTGTAGATACGGCGATGTGGATGTTCGTATAGAAACAGATAGAGGTGATACTGATTACATTTATGGCGATAGTGATTATGAACAAGAAAATAATAGATTATCATTAACCTTTCGTAAGTATCTCGGTGTATCTAAAAAGATGTGTGATGAACAAAACAAAATATTATTAGAGAATGAAAATTTAAGACAAGAACTAGAAATGCTTAAAGTTTGTCAAAGATATGCAGACAGACCTCTACCACCACAATTTGCAACGGTAGAAAAACATTGTAAAGGTTTAAGAGCACGACCTGAAAGAACAAAATCAGATAAAACTATGTGGGATGAAATGAAGAAAGATTACCTTGAAGATAATCCAGACGCTAACATCTACAATGGCAAAAAATCTACACTTAAAATGCCACCAGAAGATTTTATATTACCGATACCTAAACCAAAAAGCGATTAACAAATCGTATAAATATAGATGTTATGGCAATATCTATATTAGACCCATTAGTACAAAAACAAGGCAACACCCGAAAATCCGGTGCGTGGTATCGTAAGGCTGTCGGCAGTATAGCTGACAAAACACAGGCAAGAGCATTAATGAGAGCAGGTAACTTAATCAGTAGACCTTCTCAAGGACGATTAAATCTATTTTTTTATGACCCGAAATTTAAGAAAACACTACCTTATTACGACACATTCCCTTTAGTATTACCATTAGAACCAATCCCAGGAGGATTTATTGGAATGAATTTCCATTACTTACCACCTGCAATGAGATTTACCTTACTAGCAAGAATGGATAAATTTCTGTCTGGCGATATGATAAGACCTAATACGAAATACCAAGTATCTTATGATAGTGTGAAGAATATACCTATGGTTAAACCAACTCTTCATAAATATCTTTATAGTAATGTGAGAAGTCAGTTTTTGCGTATCAATGCGTCTGAAGCTGCGGTTGCAGTATACTTGCCAGTACAACAATTTAGAAAACAACCAGCGACTACCGTTTGGCGTAGAAGCACAAGATAACAGAGGACTTTTATGATGAGTAAGAGTAATAAGGTAAATGGCAAGAAGAAGTTTATGGCGAGTTGCAATCGTCAAATTAAGAATGTGGTATTGTGATATAAGAGGACATCACGGACACAAATGGAATTATGAACCAGGTGAACACTATTTAGGAATGAGAAGAAGTAGACATTGGAAAGATAAACATTAAATCAGGAGTAGATTATGGCTTATTCAGATAAAGTAATTGACCATTACGAAAACCCTCGTAATGTAGGCACGATGGACAAAGATAGTCCTAATGTTGGTACAGGTCTAGTAGGGGCACCTGCTTGTGGTGATGTTATGAAGTTGCAGATTGAAGTTAAAGATAATACTATTACAGACGCTTGTTTTAAAACATTTGGTTGTGGTAGTGCAATTGCCTCATCATCATTGTTAACAGAATGGGTAAAAGGTAGAACTTTAGATAGTGCAGTAGAGATTAAGAATACAGACATTGCTGAAGAACTTGCGTTACCACCAGTTAAGATACATTGTAGTGTGTTGGCTGAAGACGCAATAAAGGCAGCGATAGAAAATTATAAAAGTAAGGATAACTAATGGCAATATTACGAGGCGGTAAAAGAATAGGTGGTATGGATATCAGAATTGGTATTCCTAGAGACCGTTCTATGGATAATATCAACCGAGACCCAAGGTTCAGAGCAAAAGCAGGTGCAAATCCTGAAACTACAATGGGTAGATTTCAATCCTATGTAAATGAATCAGAAGGTTTTGCTCGTAAGGCTAGATACTATGTTGTCTTTGAACTACCAACAGGTGGTAAGATGGCAGGTGGTTTTGATTTTGGTGGTGCAGTACCTGGTGGTGATGGTATGGTACACGGTAGTGAAATAAGAAGATACGCTAATGAAGCAAACTTACAAAGAAGAGTACAAGCGTTTGTATCAGAAGTGAATATGCCTGCTAGAACAATGAAGACTAAATCAGTAAAACACAATGGTCCACCAAGACACATTGTTTATGATTATGAAATGGCTGATGTATCAATGACATTTTACACAGACAAATATATGAGAGAAAGAATATTTTTTGAATTGTGGCAAAAGACTGCCTTTTCAAATATAACTCACAACTATGCGTACTATGATGAGTATGTAGCACCAATTAATATATTACAATTAGGTTCTGACCCAGGAGCACAAGAACGAGACGGTGCAACATATGGTGTTAGATTGTGGGAAGCATATCCAGTTTCAGTAGGTGATGTATCGTATGCTGCCGGTTCAAATGAAGTACAGACATTTACGGTACAATTTAAATATAGATACTGGTTAAACTTTGCAATAGACCAACAAAACAAATTTCAGATTGGTCAATCGCAATTTAATAATCCTATCGTTAAAGAAGGCGATAGTGGATTTTTAAGTAAATTACCACCTGAATTGAGAAGAGCAGGTGAAGGTGTACTGAATAACTTGAAGAGGTCGTTTCCAATCGGTAAGATTACTGGTGGAAGAGTTATGCCTCCGTTTAAATTCGGACCCCTAAATATATAATAGTAAATAATAAGGAGATGATAACAATATGGCTTTACCAAAAATTGAAGTCCCAACATATAAGTTAACTCTACCAAGTGAAGACACGGTAGTAGAGTTTAGACCATTTCTGGTCAAAGAAGAGAAGATATTAATGCTAGCGATGGAAGAGAAGAATGACGCTCAAATGAAAGCCGCCGTTAGAGATTTAATTAACTCTTGTACTTTCGGAAAATTAGAAGTAACCAAACTACCACTATTTGACATAGAATATTTGTTTTTAAATATTCGTGCAAAGTCAGTAGGTGAGATTGCGTCTTTTAAAGTTTTCTGTCCAGAAGATAAGGTTACACTTATACCTGTTGATGTAGACTTAACAAAGGTTGAGGTACAGGTTGATGACGAACACACAAATAAGATAGTATTAGACGAAGAAAGAAATCTTGGTATTAGTATGAACTATCCTAACATTGACACTATTCCATTGGGCGTAGATGAAGATATGAATACAGAAGCAATTTTTAAAACAATTGTTGAATGTATTGACTACATCTATGAGGGGGAACAAGTGCATAAAGCGAAAGATAGTACAAAGGCTGAACTAATTGATTTTTTCAATAATTTAAATACCAATCAATTTAAACTAATCAGAAAATTCTTTGACACAATGCCGAAGTTAAGGCACGAAGTCAAGGTTATAAATCCTAAAACAAAGAAAGAGAGTGTGGTTACACTCCAAGGACTATCTGATTTTTTCGTATCTGCCTCTCCCACAACAACCTAGAGGCGTACTTTGAGACTAACTTTGCATTAATGCAACATCATAAGTATAGTCTAACAGAATTGGATTCTCTATTTCCTTGGGAAAAAGAGGTTTATGTTTCTTTACTGGTTAAACACATTAAAGAAGAAAAAGAAAAAGCAAGAAGAGATAATATGGGCAAACCTGGTACTAAATAATAGCAGGTGAGTTATAACAAAAGGATTTATGAGCAAAGATGAATTAAGAGTATCAGATAATACTGCTATCAGTATGCCTATGAGGAACTTGTTAGCTATAATAGCAGCAGTTTCAGTTGGTGTTTGGGCATACTTTGGAGTATTAGAAAGATTAAATCGTATAGAAACTAACGAAGAGTTATTAAGAAAAGACCTTGAAGGAAGTACATTACGAATAGAGACAGAATTAAATAAGAATAGTGAGTTTAGAATTAAGTGGCCAAGAGGTGAATTAGGTTCACCACCTGCTGATTCCGAACAATATATGCTTATTGAACACATTGCTGGACAATTAGATGAACTAGATGAGAGAATGAATAAAATGTTGAACAATGGTGTTAATATAACAAGACTACAAGAGGATGTAAAAATCCTTAGAGAAGATGTAGAAAAATTAAAAGATAGTAATAGAAGTATTATCTATCAAAATGGAAACGGTAAGAAGGAATAATGAAAAACATTTTAGCAATAATATTTGTTGTCTTACTTGTACCTAGTGTGTATGCAGCCAAGTTATATACTGGCGGTGAGAAATACGAACAAGATAAAGTTGTTGCGTTAACACTTACTCTAAACGGTAAGTTAATAGAATGGGTTTACAAAGAAAATATAGGTCAATGCTTAAAATCTAAAAGAGTAGCGGCTAGAGAAGTAGGTGGCGAAAGAGTTATATTTGAATGTAGACTAGTAAAAGCATTATTACAAGAAGATAAACAAGCAAAATACGGAATAAGATTACTTAAAATTTTAGACTAAAGGATTTATGAACAAACTATTAACAATAGCATTTTTATTTTTGATGATGTACGCCCCAGCATATGCTGATTGCACAGGTTGTGGTGATGACGGACACCAAGTTTGTCCTATTGAAAAGAAACATACACATATTACGGTGATGACAGAAGAACATAAAACTTCATCATCAACTCCTGAAGAAGGTGTCGTATTCGCAGTATGTATTTTTGAAATAGATGAAGCTACAGGTGAAAGAAAACTAATTGACCACAGAGCAAGTGATAATTTAATGGACTGCTTGAAGAATAAAAGACAAGCAGAAAAAGATTATAGAGAGAAAAAAGACAAATCAGGTGGTGTATTTAATATGACTTGCGATAAAGTTAACGCAAAAGTAGAAGTACAAACAGACGGCTCTTGGAAGATATTAGAGATTACAGGCAGACACGAACAAGCATATATTAGAAAAAAAGTTTACGAATAATCGTAGGAGTTAAAAATGGCTGAAGAGATAAAAAAAGAAGTTAAGGTTGCAGAACCTAAACAGAAAATACAAGTTGATTTAGAAGTAGATACTTCAATCAAAGACCTAGGTATTAATCCATATGCAAAGATAATTCATATGGCAAGAGCAGTTGACGCTTGGAGAATATTTCCAAGATTGTTTTTGACCGTTTATATTGTTTTATTATACAAATGTGTAATTTGGTATATGGACTTACAGGCACCTACTATGGAACAAAGTGGGTTAATCAGTATCGTTGTTGGTGCTGGTGCAGCTTGGTTTGGTCTATATACTGGTTCAAGTAAAAATAAGAAATAGGAAATAAGAAATGGCTGCCACTACACTTTCAAACGCTACACAAGACGAACTACTTTCCATATTCAAAGTAATATCAAAGAAGTCTATCCAATCAGTTGATGGACTAGTTAAGTCAACTCAGCCTAAATTAAACAAACTTGTTGCAGAAACTATTGACGCATTTAGAGATACACCTAGAAGTGTAAATGATGTGATGAATAAACTTGTTAATAGAATGGGTGAATTAAACTATTCTGTTGAAGACTTGACAAGAGGTATGGAAAAGGCAGACATATCAGAAGATATGAAATCTCTACAAGACGCATTGCGTAATAGAGAACAGATGATTGTTGTTGCAGAAAAAGAAGCAAGTGAATTAAGAAAACAAGGTGTAGCAGTACAAGTAAAGATGACCGAAGATGGTGCAAAGGCAGTTGTACTATCAACAAAACAATTGCAGATGGAACAAGAAAAACTTGTACAATCTGAAAAGAGAATAGTATCAAACGAACAAGAACTATTAAAGAAAACAAAGAATTTACACAAACTAGATGAAACTAGTAGACAAAAAGAAGAAACGCTTATCAAAGAGAAGTCAGTACTACTAACAAAAGAACGAGAAGATTTAGACGCAAAAAGAGAAGCACTTGGTGGCGATACTTCTGATAACTTTGGTGGTCAAGGTGGTGATATGATAGACCCACGAGGTATGTTTGCTGGTATATCTGATACCTTTATGGGTATCAAAGATAGTATTACAGGACCATTTGTAGAACTTGGCGATATGGCAAAAAGAATGGGTACTTCATTTATGAACTTCGGTAAAGCAATGAAGACACCAATCAAATCATTAAAACTATTTGGTGCAAGTCTTATGATTTCAGTTGTACCTATGTTGTTATGGGCACTTGGTATATTAGCATTGATTGCTGTAATTGCAATTGCAATATTTAAATTTCACGCAATCAAAGACGCTATCATAGACGCATATAACTATCTAGGAGATGTCTTTAGAAAGTTTGGTGAATACTTAATGGAGAAATGGAATGCGTTTGTAGGTTATATAGGTGGACTAAAAGATTCATTAATGGAGAAGTGGGATAACTTTACACAAGGTATATCTGATATGGTTGATTATGTAAGTACTCTAGGAAGTAGAATATGGGATAGTATTAAAAGTGCATTTGGTAGTATCGGTGATTATATATCAGACATATTTAAAAGAATCTATAATGGTTTCGTAGATAAGTTTGGTAAGTATATAGGTATGGAAAAAGTTGCATTGTCAAGTGATAAGGCAACAATGACAGAACCTAAAAGTATAGAAGGTGAAGCACAAAAAGCAGAAATACCTGAAGAGAAAAAGAAATACTTTAGTGGCACAGATAAGGCAGACCAAACAGGTAATGCAAAAGCACTAAAAGAAGCAGGTGATACAAATACAGCAAACTCATCTAACAATGTTGGTATAACACAAGACAACAAACAAATTATAACCACAAACAATGCAGAATCACAATTTGTAGGTAGTGGTAATAGAAATCCAGACCCAGCGTCTAAATGGGAAAGACTAACAGCAACAACTTAAAATTTACCTAAATCGTCTTCTGTAAATATTTTAAACTCCCAACCTTGCATTTCGCAATAACGAACAGCGGCACCCCATTTAGCTCTATTTTTAATATATGCTAAACTCTCATTGATATATGCTCTAGTCTTACGAGCTCTAGGTTTAGGTTTCTTTGTGAAGGCCTTAGGTTT